AATCTTTAGAGATGCGGGACAAATAATTAAAACTTTTTCTATATCACTTTCTAAACTTGCTATTACTGTGGACGTTGTCTTACCAAGACCCATATCATCCGCTAAGATATATTTGTCATTACCTACTAGTTTTTCTATAGCTTCTTTTTGGTGAGATAGTGGTGGTCTGTGAGAATATTTTTCATAGTCTATGTTTACCTCTCTTTGTCTATTTTTTTGTAACGCAACCTTCGGTAACCATATGTCTGATAGTTCTTGTGACTCAAATAGTTTTCCCCATATATGATACGATTTTTCTTTTTCTACTAAAAGTTTTTCTATATAGATTTTTTCAGGTTTTTTAGTTAGAAGTTTATCATCCATCAATTTTTGGGCGAAATAACTATCTAACTCAACCCACCTTCTCGCAATCTTAGGTGTTCTTTCGTGAAATTTTAATATATAATCTGCTTGAGCTCTCGTTAATTTAAAATGATTAAACTTTTTCATTTTTGATTGAAGATTTAGGATATAGTTATTATATCCGCTGTAATCCTCAAGAGTACGCAGAGCCCTAACCTCAGGTAAGTTATTCAGAGTTTTATTTTCCAATGAGTAAGTAAATACAGTTAAATATAACAAATAACTGAATATTTATCAATGATGAGTAGAAGAAAGATACCTATTACAAGATTAGAAAAGTTTTTTGGTGCCGAAGACTTCGAGTTAGATATCGCTATGGGCCGTGAATGGCTCGAGGGTGATATGAATTTTAGACTCGTTCTTTATAGGGTAGATAGACAAAAAACTAAAACTGATGATGTATATGGTGAAACTGTGGAAGACGGTATAAAATTCCATCCTCCTGTTGAGTTTAGGGGTTATGTTCAGGTAGAGCAACCCGAAAACCAAAATTACGGTCAGAGTAGTATGTCACAAATGGAACCAGGTAATTTAAAGGTTGGTGTCTATCAAGACACTTTAGATGATTTAGGTATTGAAATAGAATACGGTGATTATATCGGGTATTACGAGACTGAGTCGAGAGTAAGATATTACTCAGTTGTTAATGACGGTAGGGTTGTTAGTGATAATAAACATACTTATGGTGGATACAAACCGTTTTATCGTAGTATTGTGGCGTCACCTGTTAATGATAATGAATTTAGAGGATTATGAAAAAGAAACTTATAAAAGAATTAAATACAATAAAATCTCGTATGGGTTTAGTCGTCGAGCAAGAAGACTTAACTAACCCAATCGGTCTTAAAGTTATGGTTTACTATAATTTACATAAAAAAACATTTTCAGTACAGTATGATGGTAGAATTATATTATACGCGGATTATGTTAAATTAAAAGATGTTGAGTTTAGAGTTAGAGAAGGAGGTAGAGAAAGAGTAAGAAAGGAGATGAGAAAAAATGTTCATGCTTTTGTTATCGGAACTTTACTTGATTACTGTCAATGGCCGTGTGAAAACATGCCTCCCGAAACAAATAACAAAGTAATAACTTATAATCCACATAAGTACGATTCTTTTGTAAGAAAGGACAGTGAAGAACCAATATATAATGCGAATGAAATCGACATGATTAATACAAAAAATAAAATATTCCATATTAATGAAATTGTAGATTAATGGCGTTTCCAAAAAAAATAAAAAAAGATTTAAAAATCACTCCTGATAAAATTTTATTAGAAAGAAGGGAGCAACTTCTTGAGTATATTCAAGAAAATGGTACGTACTTACCCAAGAGCGTTTTACATGCCGATTTAGACCGTGGAATGTTAGATTTTGTAAAAGAGGATTTAGAAATGGTTGCGGATGGTAAAACTGTAAATCCTGTCGATTTAATTATTACAACTCAGAATTGGGCTCAGTTTACTGAAACATGGAGATTTCAAGATTTAGACAAGAATATAAAACCACCATTTATTGCCACAGTAAGACAACCCGAAGTTAAATATGGTTCAAACCCATCACTTCAATATACTATTCCCAATAGAAAACAATTCTATTATGCAAAAGTTCCTACGTGGGATGGACAGAGAAAAGGTATGGACATATATAAAATACCACAACCTGTACCTGTAGATATTACATATAACGTAAAAATATTTTGTACTAAAATGAGGCATCTGAACGAGTTTAATAAACTTGTTCTACAAAAATTTTCGTCACGACAAGCTTATACTTTTGTAAAAGGACATTACGTACCAATTATTTTGGACAGTATTTCAGACGAATCTGTATTAGATATTGAAAAAAGAAAATACTATATCCAAAATTACACTTTTACAATGTTAGGGTTTTTAATTGATGAAGAGGAGTTTGAAGTAATTCCTGCAATTACAAGAGCTCTTACTTTATATGAAGTAGGTACGGATACAAAATCAAGAAGAGCAAAAAAACAACCTCCTAATCCACAAAATTTTGATTTAGACATTTTATTTTTAACTGGTGTCACTACTTTATCCGAAGTCTATCCATATAAAATAGACCTCACATTTTTAGACACTATTAATGTTGACGAATACTCGATATATATAAACAACAATTATATGGGAGACGATTTATCTTCAATTGAAATTAATACTAACGATACGATAAGAATAGACGTTGTAAAAATTGACTCTTCTAAGGAGTCTATAATACGTTCCAACGCTCACATTCCATATAGTACTTAATTACTCCCCGTAGATATCTGTTACGTCTTTACAGGTATCCTCTATAATTTTTTCAATAAACTTATACATTTTAAGTCCTTTCCTATTACAGTAACTCTTTAATAATGTATGGTGTTTTTCTGAAATTTTTAAGTTTTTGATTTTCATAAATAGGTTTTTTTAATAAGGCAGAAAAAAGGTAGAAAAAATAGCACCTAATAAATAAATATACGTTATATGTATTTGTCCTTTCGGTTTTTAGATAATATTTATCAAATAAATAAATTAAAATAGAAAACTAATTAATATGGCAGACAAAGTATTCGTATCTCCAGGTGTATATACATCAGAAAGAGATTTAAGTTTTGTAGCTCAAAGTGTTGGTGTAACTACATTAGGTATTGTTGGTGAAACTCAGTCAGGTCCTGCGTTCGAACCAATTTTTATTACAAACTTTGATGAGTTCACTTCATATTTTGGGGGTACAAGCCCAACCAAATTTATAAATACTCAAATTCCTAAGTATGAAGCAGCATATATAGCTAAGGCGTACTTACAACAATCAAATCAACTTTTTGTAACTCGTATACTTGGTTTGTCAGGTTATGATGCCGGACCCGCTTGGTCTATATCTACAGTAGGTAACGTTAAAAAGGATACTGTTGTCGGTACAGGTAATGCAGGGCCGTTCCTTGTTCCGTTTAGTGGAGTGTCAGGTACTAGTACATCAACAGTAGTAGATGGTTCAAACTTACCATCATATATACAAAATTATTTTGCTTTACCTTATACAACATTTAGTGGAGGAGTAAGTACAATAGAAGATGATTTTAAAACAAGTCTTTATAACGACATAGTCGACCCAACAAACTCAGGTACTACTGCTTATATGTTTGGAACTGTAAGTGGTGGCACTTATGACACAATTACAGGTACATCTAATTGGGTAAGTAGTACTAATATTTTTGATGTTGATGGTCTAACTATAGATACTGCAAATTTTGAAGCGTCACAGAATGATTCTTGGTATTATGCATTATTCCCTTATAATTCTACTAGTGAAGACTACTCAGGTGTAGGTTTCGGTTTAATTGTTACAGGTCTCACAAACACGTCAGGTAACACTTACACAGGTGAAGCTGTTGTGTATGACACTACTTACTCAGGTACCGTTATAACTGATTACCATAACATGGTAATCTCAACATTACGTTCAAGAGGTTTATCAACATATAGTAACGATGACGGTCCTGTATATGAAGTTTCAGGTTTAACCGATGTAACTATTAACTCTACAGGGGCATATTCAGGCATTACTAATAACCCATTTGCTACTTTCCAAATATCAGGTATTACAAGTGATTCAGAAACTTTCACTTTTGATACTTCGTTAACTTTAAGTGACCCTAATTTCATAAGTAAGATGTTAGGTCAATCTAATTTTGGAAAAGATAGAAATGACGTACCTCTTATGGTTGGTGAAATGTATTATAATTTATTAAATACAGGTTATAGACAAGGTAAAATTAGAGGTTTAAATACTGACTTATTATCATTTAATGGAGCAAGAACAGATACAGATAATACAGGTATCGGTTGGTACTTAGATAGATATCAGACTCCATCTACTCCATATGTGGTTTCTGAGTTAAGAGGTAACGAGGTATTTAATCTATTTAAATTTATATCAATATCTGACGGTAGTGGAGCTAATAGAGAAATAAAATTATCTATAGCAAATATTTCATTTAACAATTTAACTTTTGATGTTGTTGTAAGAGATTTTTATGACACCGATTCAAGTCCTGTGGTGTTAGAAAAATTCACAAATTGTACTATGGACCCTAATCTTAATAGTTATGTAGCTAAAAAAATAGGTACAGCAAATGGTGATTTTGAGTTGAAGTCTCGTTTCATTATGTTAGAGGTTAATGAAGAAGCACCTATCGACTCATTACCGTGTGGATTTAGAGGTTATCAGACAAGACAATATAAAAATTATAAATCACCACATCTTATCTATAAGACTAAATATGATACACCAGGTGAAATTATCGCAAATCCTCCATTTGGAACACAGGGGGGTGATAATGTAACAAGAAGTTCAGGTGATAACCCAAGAAGAGTGTACTTAGGTGTGTCAAACACTGTTGGTATCGACGTGGACTTTGCGTCTTACAAAGGTAAACAAAATCCTACTGATTTAGCAACTGCAACTGAGTCATCACCATGGGCAGTATTAACTAAAGGATATCACATGGACTCAGGTGCAACTGTCATCACAATTTCAAGTCAATGGACAACGTCAGGAGAAACCGCTTTCGAGGTCGGTGACGCTTCATTTAATAGTGAACCATCAGATACATCACCATACTATAGATTAAATGCACGTAAATTCACATTGATTCCAACAGGTGGATTTGATGGATGGGACATTTACAGAGAGTATAGAACTAATGGAGATAGATTTATATTAGGTAATAGTGGATACTTAAAAGGCGCCGCTACATCAATAAGATTTCCAAGCGCTACAGGATGGGGAGCGTTTAAAACTATAACAGGACCCGATAGACAAGATTGGGGTAATACTGACTACTACGCTTACTTATGGGGTCAGTGGACATTCGTTAATCCTGAATCAGTAAATATTAATGTGTTTACAACACCAGGTGTTGATTATGTGAATAATTCAAACTTAATTGAAGAAGCGATTGATATGATTGAAACTGATAGAGCGGACTCAATCTACATTTGTACCACACCTGATTATAATATGTTTGTTAATACAACATCTAACTTTACAGGTGACTTCATCTATCCACAAGAATCGACTGAAAATCTTGAGGATGCGGGAATCGATTCTAACTATACTGCAACTTATTACCCATGGATTTTAACAAGAGATACTGTTAATAATACACAAATCTACCTACCACCGACAGCGGAAGTAGTTAGAAACTTGGCATTAACTGATAATATTGCTTTCCCATGGTTTGCATCAGCGGGTTACACAAGAGGTTTGGTTAACGGAATTAAGGCACGTAAAAAATTAACACAAGACGATAGAGATATTCTTTATAAAGGCAGAATTAACCCAATCGCAACGTTCTCAGATGTTGGAACAGTTATTTGGGGTAATAAAACTACTCAAGTTAAGGAATCTGCACTCGACAGAATTAATGTTAGAAGATTGTTACTACAGGCTCGTAAGTTGATTTCAGCAGTCGCAGTAAGACTATTGTTCGAACAGAATGACGACCAAGTAAGACAAGAGTTCTTGGATTCAGTAAACCCAATCTTAGATTCAATCAGAAGAGATAGAGGTTTGATTGACTTTAGAGTCGTAGTTCAGAACACTCCTGAGGATTTAGATAACAATACATTAGTAGGTAAAATTTATCTAAAACCAACAAGAGCGTTAGAATTTATTGATATTGAATTCTTAATTACACCAACAGGTGCATCATTTGAGGATATCTAATAATTATTAAATGGGGGATACTTCGGTATCCCCCATTTTTAGCCATTAATTAAACGTTTAATAAAAAATAAAAACATGGAATTTAAAAAGAAAATTTTAAGAGAGTCTATGGAAATAGAAAGTAACGGTGTTGAGACTTATTCTGAAAAGCCTCAAAACATTGTTGTTACGGAATCTCAGTTAGAAAGATTAATAGAAAGTTTAAATAAGTAATTTAAATGAATCTTAAACAGATTATAAGAAAAAACTTAATTAGTCTATCTGAAGGTATAGAAGATGGTAATCCCGATTTAAAGTACTACGCTTTTGATTGGGACGATAACATTGTTACTATGCCAACTCAAATCATGTTACAATCTGAACAGGGTGGAGAAGTCGGCATGTCTACAGAAGATTTTGCAGAATATCGACAAAGAATCGGAGGAGAACCCTTTGAATATAAGGGGGAAATGATTGTTGGATATTCCGAAAATCCTTATAGGAATTTTGGAGTAGAAGGGGATAAGAGATTTATTGTAGACTCTTTATTAGCGGAACCTGGACCATCGTGGAATGATTTTGTGGAGTGTATAAATGGAGGTTCCATTTTTGCAATTATAACCGCTAGAGGTCATACACCATCTGTTTTAAAAGATGCAATCTATAATATGATTGTTACAAACCATAATGGGATTAATTTACAAACACTAGTCAATAACCTTAAAAAATATCGAGATTTGTCAGGGGAGGTCTTAAAAGACGACCAACTACTAATCAAAGAATATTTAGATATGTGTAAGTATCATCCTGTGACTTATGGTAAAGGTTCTGCATCTAATCCTGAAGAAGGTAAGATAGAAGCTTTAAGAGAATTTATTAGTTATGTTAAATATCAGAGCCAAAAACTAGGTCAAAAAGTATCATTCACAAATGACGTTAAAAACAATTTTGTACCTCAGATTGGTTTTTCTGATGATGACCCAGGTAATATAGAATCTATAAAAAAGTTTTTAGATAAAGAATATGAAGAAAGCCCAGTAAAAACTTATTTAACTAAAGGTGGTGATAAACTAGAAGTATAATTTATAACTGCCGGAATAAGATTTTATAGATAAAAAAATAAAAGTAAAGAGAAAAAAGTTCTGAGCTGATATTTATAATTAAATAAACAAGAAATTTAAAACCAAAATACTATGGCTGATTTATTAATGAAAATGCCCGTACCGTATGAACCGAAAAGGAAAAATAGATTTGTTCTTACTTTCCCTTCATCATTAGGTATAAACTCGTGGTACGTTGAGTCAACTTCAAGACCCAATGTCCAAATTAATTCTACAGAGATTCCATTCTTAAACACTTCTACTTATGTTGCTGGTAGATTTACATGGAATACAATTAATGTAACGTTTAGAGACCCAATCGGACCCTCAGCATCACAAGCTTTGATGGAGTGGGTTAGATTAACAGCAGAATCTGTTACAGGACGTATGGGATATGCGGCAGGGTATAAAAAAGACTTAGACTTAGAAATGTTAGACCCAACAGGTGTAGCCGTTGAAAAATGGATTCTACAGGGCACTTTCTTAACTGATGTTAATTTCGATAGTTTAGGGTATAGTGATGATGCGTTAGCAACAATTACCGCAACACTACGTCCTGATAGATGTATTTTGGTTTACTAATACTATTGAAAAAAAATAAATAATTAATATATTTAACCATAGGGTTTATTCCCTATGGTTTTTTTTTATATAAAAAATGGAAGATACTACAAGACAATACGGTCAACAAGAATTTAACTTACCACACGATGTTGTAAGTTTACCATCTAAAGGTTTGTTTTATAAAAACAAAAAAAAGTCTTTAAAGATTGGTTATTTAACCGCACAAGATGAAAATATACTTATTAATGCAGCAAATACAAAAGGTATTGTTAATGAATTAGTACGTAATAAATTATATGAACCTGATATTAGAGTTGAAGACTTATTGGAGGGTGATTTGGAAGCAGTATTAATCTTCTTAAGAAATACATCTTTTGGTCCTGACTATACGTTTAAACTAAGAGACCCAAAAACAAATAAGGAATTCGAAAAGACGATAAGACTAGACGAATTAAATATTATCGAGCCTGAATTAAAGCCAGACGACAACGGAATATTCACCCTTAAATTACCAAAGAGTGGAAATACAGTAAAATGTAAACTATTAACGATTGGAGACATAGAAGGGATTGAAAGAATTTTAGAGCAGTATCCACCAAATACTACACCACCTAGAGTAACCACAAGATTAGAAAAACAAATTGTAAGTATTGATGATAATAGTGATAGAGAATACATATCAAAATTTATACTAAACTTACCAATTATGGATTCAAAACACATAAGAAACACTTTAAGTAAGTGTGAACCTAAAATAGACTTAGAAAGAGTTGTTAACGCCCCGTCAGGAGAAAGAGTGAATGTAAGAATCACCTTTGGGGTGGAGTTTTTTCGGCCTTTCTTCTGAATTGCGCACAGTTATGCTTGATGAGATTTATTATCTTGTTAGACATGCAAACTTTTCATACAAAGACTTATTAGAAGTGCCCACATATGAAAGAAAATATTTTATAAATAAACTTTCTGAAGAATTTACTAAAAGGGCAGAACAAATAGAAAAGAGTAAATCAAGAAGATAACTATTTATAATAAAATAGAATATCTATGTTATTACAAACAACAGGTTCTGACGCGTTGGATAAAGGTAAGAATGCGGTAGATGCAGTAACACAAAGCGCAAAAGGTTTAGAAAGGGCAACTAAGTTAGCGGATATTAGTCTACAAAATTTAGCTTCCACTATGGGTAAAATGTTATTACCCGCAGCAGTTATACAAGATGTTGATAAGTTAAGAGAGTTAACTTATGATATGACACGACAAGGTTTAGGACAAACAAAACTTGTTGGAGACGCAATTGCCGACACAATGGCAGAAGCGACATTTGAAACTTTACAGTTTGGGGTCGGCTTAGACGATAACTTAAATCTAATGAAAGCCATGAATGACTCTATGAGAACAAATACACTATTAACTAGTGAGCAAGTGGTGAATATGCAGGCTATCGCAAATAACGCTGGAATAACCGGAGCAGAATTAGCACCAATTGTTGAAGGATTTAGGTCAATAGGTGTCGGAACAGACAAAGCAATTGAAAATATAAGTGATATGTCAGAACAGGCTCGAAATTATGGAGTCAATGTCGGAGAATTTATGAAAGGTGTGGCATCTAATATTAAAATGATGTCATCATACAACTTTAAAGATGGAGTTGAAGGATTCTCAAAGATGGTAATGAAGGCACAAGCACTTAGAATTGATGTCGGAAAGACTTTTACTATGGCTGAGGGTCTACTTGAACCTGAGAAGGCAATAGAAATGGCAGCAAACTTCCAAATGTTAGGAGGAGCGGTTGGAGACTTAGGAGACCCATTCAAACTATTACATATGGCCCAAACAGATGTTGAAGGATTACAAGACGCTGTTTTAGGTATGGCTGAATCTGCGGTGTCATTTAATGAAAATACGGGTGAATTTGATATATCCACTACCGAAATGTACAGGTTGAAAGAAGCTGCGGGGGCTGTGGGTATGTCATATACAGAAATGACAGATATGGCAATGAAAGCTGCCGAAAGAACCAAAAAACTTGATATGTTAGGCGGTCTTAGTGAAATAGATGACGATAAAAAAGAACTTCTAGCAAGTATGGGTAACATAAAAGGAGGTGAAATTGAAGTTCAAATACCGGTATTTAATGAAGCGGGTAAACAAATAGAAGTCGCAACAAAAAAGGCACAGGACCTCAACAAAGCCGACTTCGCTACCTTGGAAAAAATGCAAACAGAATCTGCGATGTCAGATAAAGAAATTGCTGTACAAAATATGGGATATTTGGAAACTATTGCGAATACGGTTGCGTCGGCAGATTTTGCACCTGTTATGTTAGGG